CGGAACCAATATCAACATGTTCGGATACTTTAACGACGATGGCACATGGGTTGACTTCGGCTACGACGACCTGACACCAGACGATTACTTCGGACCAGGATGGAGCGCAACACAAACAGATAACAATGAGACAACTAGCTAATTCAGCAAGACGCAGACGGTCCAAGCAAATTCGCCGTGTGGTATCTCGCGGCCTGGTCAACACCAAGTCGTTGAGCTTTGACGGAACTAACGACAGAGCTGGATGGGGCAGCGGCGTCATCGAGTCACTTATTGGTGCTGGCGACTGGAGTTGGTCGTACTGGGTTAAATCGAGTGACTTTAGTCAGCCCGGGAGCAGCCAGTACTCTACGCTCATCTATGCCCTAAACTTTTACGGCGCAGGGGTAAGCACATTTATTATAGGAGCTATTGCAGAAAACTCTCATTCTACAAATCCAGGAAAGCTAACGGTAATTGCTACAAGGGGCAGTGGTTCCGGAAGTACATACTTTAGCTGGGTAAGCGACGCCTCCGTTATCGGGTCATTGACCGACGATGACTGGAATCATATTGTAATCACATGCGATACGGGTGCTAGTTCAAGAGCAATCAAGGCTTATATCAATGGCTCTGAAGTTGCAGGAACAGACAATTTAACTTCCCAAGCCGCCACCGATTTTAGCAGCATCAATATGGGAGACGTTGCTTTAGGTACTCAAACATTCAACGCGGGGGGTGACAGCTTTGATGCGTTGGAGCTTGATGAAATCAGCCTGTATAGCTCCGTTCTTAGTTCCTCCGACGTAACTGCCATTTACAACAGCGGCGTGCCAGCGGACGAAACAGAGCGGTCTGGACTTATCGGATACTGGAGACTTGAGGACAATGGAAACGATTCCAGCAGCAACAGCAACAGCTTGACTATTAGCGGCGCAACCTTTACAACTGACGTACCATCATGAGCAGAAGATACGCAATCATCGACACGACCTCTGTCACCCCTTCTATGGCTGCAGCCACTGTGGATGGCAGCGTAGAGGCTATGAGAAAAACGGTCCGAAATACAGACAAATGTCTGTTGCGTTGGGACGGTGCAAACCCCCCTGGAACACTAAGTCTTACGACATATACGCAGGATGAAATCACCAACATCATTAACGATGAGTCTGGAGACTGGTGGATTGATTTTGAATCATACAGAGACTACGAAGAATGAATACTGTAAAGAATTACAAAAAGGGCGGGCTTAAAGTGCTAAGCAAAAAGGTCAGCGTAGACCCGCCCAAGGGTTATCACTGGATGGAAGAGGGCGGTCGTTACTTCTTAATGAAGGGAGATTACAAGCCTCATAAGGGTGCCGTAGCCAAAGCTTCATTTAAGCTTGTGACTCACGGGAAATCTTAATCGCCTCCTCTCCTTCTAGTTTGCGGTAGAACCTCTGAACCAGATGTCTGGCTTTGGGGGTTAATCCGTATCTGTGCTTGTAGTTCATCTTGGCCTCCTCGGTGAAGTACATGTCTGCTTCGGACCCCGTGTCAACTTTGTACTTCTTGTGCACTGCGTGAATCAGACCCTTCTGCATCATGGGTTGAAGTGTCCTCTGTCTGAACTTCTTGGCTGATGCGAACAGGGATTCCGCCATGTGTGTTGACGTGAAGAACTCGTAGTCGTAAGCAAAAAGCATGACCTGCATCTCCACAGGGCGTATGTCATAATGCTGCAGCATATCCTTCTCTGCAAGCCTAAGGTACTTGAGGTAATTCTTGTTGACATACTTCTCGTGCAGGTAGGAGAACTCCCGCATTTTACGCTCAGGTCTATGTCTCTTCATTTTGAGTATATTTGCTAAGACAAAAAGAACAAGATGGGAACCACACTCTCAGGCACTCAAATTAGAAACACCTACAGCGGAATCCTTAAGGCTGGTGACAATGCTGCGATTAGCAGTAGCCTCAAGACAATCTCCGACGGTCAGGGTAACGATACTGCTCTTTCTCTCTCCGATAGTCAGGTAAAGGTAACAAATCTTCTGATTGACTCACCAGGAAACTCCTCTGCCGATGAGGTGCTTGTGCGTGACTCTTCTACTGGTTTGATTGGTAAAAGACGCTTCCCAAACTTCAAAAGTGTTAATGTCACTATTGGAGCTGGCACAACGACTAACGGGGCTGGCAGCGCAGTGCCTGTTACCATTACGGACTCCGCATCCAACGCCACTGCGGTGAACTTTCAGACAGGGGCTAACGTAACTCTTAGAGCAGGTTCTGGCATCCTTACCTTCAAGTCTGACGCTAGAGACGTCACCAAGGTAACCACCACTACAGCTCTCTCTGATACAACTGAATCTGGGACCACCGTCTTTTTGGACTGTGCTACTTTGAATGGGGGCACCTTAACATTGCCCGAAGCCACTGAAGGAAGATTTATTAGAATCAATGTAGACGTGGGTCACACTACCGCTTGTAACATCAACGCGAAATCAGGCGACTACTTCTACGGGGCAATCATCGCTGTGTCCACTACAGACAACAAGACTGCTGTTCAGAGCGTGCCTCGTGCTACTGCTGCTGGCTCAGTCGCAAGCTACAACCAGATTACCCTGGATGAAAATGACTCCACCCTTGGTGGTGCAGAGGGTAGCTACCTCGACCTTACATGCTACGATGCCGCTGGGTGGTACGTTCACGGATACCTCATCGGTGCCGCAACTACACCTTCTTCTATCGCAGCTATTAACGGACAATAATGACTACCATGGACCCAACCCTCAAGGAGCTCTTCATTAGTGAAGTAGCCGACGTCTTGGCTCAGCTTGAAGACGTCATTGAAAAGTATCAAGTAAACGAGAGGGTAGCCTACCTTTTTGGCTTGGGCATTGTGGATGACATTCCAGATATGGGTCCAGCATGGCAGGTTGCGAGCAAGTGGCATGTAGACGGCGAGGAGGAGATGGCTGAGTTGTTTAGCGCCATCATGGCTTCTTATGAGAAAATTTCGGAGGACGAGGACATCGACATTGATGACATTGACCTAGATGACCTAGGCCTCTCACTGAACTAAATAAAATGGAAAATTTAATTCGTAAAATCGTCATCGGTCCTAATCCGAAGGATGCGATGGCGTACTACGTTGGCATGAAGGCTGGCGCAGGAAAGGTTGTTCTCATCGAGGAAGATGAGCGCTCATTGTACAAGTACAACATTCGTAGGTACAACATCTACACTCAGGACACTGAATCGTCCTATCTGTGGAAGACTGTGGAGAATACTCCCGTCATTGTTGAATACGATTGTAACTTTGAATGAAAGCGCTGTATCACTTCGTGGTGAAGCTTGAGAAGACTCACCACGACACCATCGAGATGGAGAACGGCACCGTACTTCACGTCGACCCAAAATGGAAAGAGTTTGAGCGTCGCGTCATGTATGGCGAGGTCACCTCTACCCCTGTCAAGTACGATGTGGATGTGGAGGTTGGAGACACACTATTCTTCCACCACCATGTTGTTATGTCTGACGCACTGAAGGTTGAGGTCAACGATGAGCAGAGATTTATTGTGGGCTATGACCCAGTAAACACTCTTTCTTGTCACGCCATTGCCTACAGGAGCAAGAAGACTGGCGAGCTGCACATGCTTGCAGACTGGGTGTTTCTTCAGCCTATTGAAGAAGAAAAGCAGCATAACGATTTCATTGAGATTGTAGACTTGAAGCCCAAGACTCACCTCAAAGCCAAGGTGTTCTGTTGCCCCAAGGACATGATTACTCAGGGCGTCAAGCCAGGAGACATTGTAGGATTCAAGCAAAACCGCGATTACGAGATGAAGCTCGAGGACGAGACGGTAGTCTTCCGTATGCGCTCAGAAGATATGATGTATGTCCAACCGCAAGATGCCATCAGCTAAGGCGAACAAGCCTCGCTTTACAACCATCGAAGCTTCCCGTCGTTTGATGGGTAGCATGGAGGTTGCAATCAATAATATGATTGAGGAGGTGAAGCGCCCTGTCGACCCGGAGGCGGGAGGGGCAGCGCGTAAGGCTGAGCTGCAGTCTATCAAGCAGACGGCTGTAGATTGCAAGGAGCTGTTGATTGAGCGCCAGAGGCTGGAGCAGATGGTGAAGGACCTCAGCGACAAGGGCTCTATTGATGACGCCAAAGATTACTCTGGAGGCTTCGCAGAAAGATTTAGCAAATGAATGGACTGGTTGACATTGAAGGTTACGACGAACCAGTGGTGTCAATCTGCCCACGGGGTACGCTCGGGGATGTCATAGACATCTACGGGCTACCTATTTGCTTGCCAAAGAAGCCTGCAAAAAAAGATATACCCGGCCACGACCTGGCGGAGCACCTTCAGTGCTGGTACAGGGATGACATCCCGGAAGAGCTCGCTCGTATCAAGTCTATGGACGAGTGGTACGAGATGCCCAAAGAGTTCAGGCAGAAGTTCTCCCCCTACATCGAGGAGGAGTTTCGCCGACGTCGTGAAGGGTACTGGTTTTACAATAACGGAGAACCAACCTACATCACTGGCAGACATTACATGATGCTGCAGTGGAGTAAGATTGATATTGGCTATCCTAGTTTCCTAGACTTCCAACGGAAGCTCTTCATCCATCAGGCCGCGTGTGAGGCTGACCCCAGGTGCCTTGGTCAACTGTACACCAAGTGTCGCCGCTCCGGGTACACCAACATGTCCGCCTGCGTTCTTGTAGATGAAGCCACACAGGTCAAGGACAAACTTTTGGGTATCCAGTCGAAGACGGGTAAGGACGCGCAAGAAAACGTCTTTATGAAGAAGGTCGTTGCTATCTTCAAGTCCTACCCGTTCTTCTTTAAGCCTATCCAGGATGGTACAACAAACCCACGTATGGAACTTGCGTTCCGTGAGCCATCTAAAAGGATTACCAAAAACAACAAGACCTCTGTAAAGGGTGATGCCCTGAACACAATCATTAACTGGAAGAACACCACCAACAACGCATACGATGGTGAGAAGCTCCACATCCTGTACCTCGATGAGGCAGGCAAATGGGAGAAGCCAACAGACATCAGAGAGGCCTGGAGGATACAGCGCACCTGCTTAATTGTGGGACGCCGGGTTATCGGCAAGGCACTCGTGGGGAGCACGGTCAACCCCATGGATAAAGGAGGTCAAGAATACAAAGAACTTTGGAAAGATTCAGACCCACAAGAACGCAACAAAAACGGAAGGACAACCTCAGGATTGTACAGAATCTTCATTCCGGCCTACGAAGCCTTAGAGGGATTCTTCGACAAGCACGGAATGCCGATTATAGAGACGCCAGGAATGCACACGGAAACTCTGGATGGAGAAACCGTAGAGATAGGCGCAAAGGAGTTTCTAAAAAACGAAAGGGAAGCTCTTAAGCATGATGCTCGGGAGATGAACGAAATCGTTCGTCAGTTCCCGTTTACCACAGACGAAGCATTCCGCGATAGCGTTGAGGGTTCACTGTTCAACATCGGCAAGATTTACGAGCAGATGGACCACAACGACAACATGTACCCCGACCCTGTGGTGCGAGGTAACTTCACATGGAGGGGTGGCGTTAGAGACACCGAGGTAGTGTTTGTGCCAAGCTCTGAGGGTAGGTGGTTTGTTTCGTGGATGCCACCTGTCGACATGAGAAATCAAAGGCACAAGGAGGGTGGCAAGTTTGTCGCACCCAACAAACTCATGGGGTGTGGGGGTGTTGACTCGTACGACATCGACGCCACTACTGATGGCAGAGGCTCTAAAGGTGCTTGCCATATCTACAACAAATTCAACATGGCGGTCCCGTCAAACATGTTTGTTGCAGAGTATTGTTCGCGCCCTCCAATGGCTAAGATTTTCTATGAAGACATACTGATGGCATCCTACTTTTACGGATACCCTCTGCTCGTAGAGAACAACAAGTACGGTATCGTGAGGTACTTTGAAACTCGTGGATACGATGGCTACCTGTTGGACAGGCCTTCACACCTTACCACTTCCGGCTCTGTTGCCGTGAAGACAAAGGGCATCCCATCTAACTCTCAGGACGTCATCCACACACATGCACAAGCGATTGAAGACTACATACATAACCATGTGGGAATCAACGAGAAAGGTGAGATGGGTAGGATGTATTTCAACAGAACGCTTGAAGATTGGATTGGTTACCGTATCGACAACCGAACTAAGTTTGACTTGACCATCAGTGCTGGTCTAGCTTTGCTGGCCGCGCAGACTGTAGTACAGAAAAAGAAGGCTGCTGATTTCTCAGGTAAAAAGTTCTTCCGCAAGTATAGCTACAACCCTGGAGGGGTCTCAAAACCCTCTAAGTGATTTTGTTTATATTTGCACATTGCCTGTAATACAGTAAGTAATGAAGGGTCATCATAAGCCTAAGTCATACGCACAATTTCCAGACCCGATGGCCCCCGCCAGTGTTAAGGCGAGTCACGACTATGGAGTGCAGTACGCGAAGTCTATTGAGGCGCAGTGGGGCGGGTTGGATGACTTCTCAACTGGCTTTGGCAAGCGCCTTGTAGAGTTTAACAGAAACAGGGATTACGCAAACGGAACTCAGGATACTGCTGTATACAAGCAGATTCTTAGCAGCATGGACACTCAGGGCGGCGACGGAACGTTGCTCAACCTGGACTGGTCACCCGTACCAATCGTGCCCAAGTTTGTGCGCATTGTTGTTAACAAAATTTTGTCCCGCCGATTCAATCCTAATGTTGAGGCGGTGGACCCGATGTCTAAGGACGAAAAGGAAAAGAAGAAGGTTTTAGCTAAACTTGCTGTTGAGGAAAAGGAGGTTATTGATGAAGCTAAAGAACTTGGGCTCAATACTCACATCAGTACAGAGGGCTTGCCGGACAACTCTGAGGAAGCTGAGATTTATCTTGCTGATAGTATCAAGACAAGTTCTGAAGTTGCTGCTCAACTTGCAACCAGACTCACCCTTGACTGGAATGATTTCGATGAAAACATTTTCCGTCGTGCTGTTGAAGACCTTGTTGTTAACGGCATGGCTGTGGTTAAGCGCAGCAATGACCCGTCTTACGGAATCAAAACGGAGTACGTAGACCCTGCTCAGTTTATCCACTCAAGCACTGAGGACCCCAACTTTTCTGACATTGTCTACGGTGGCCACGTAAAGCGCGTCTCCATTCAGGAGCTCAAGCGCATGGCTGGAACTGACATCCCTGAGGAAGAGTACAAGAAGATTGCCAAGGCGGTTATGAATCGCAGCTACAACAATGCTGCTCAGTTTAACCAGACAGTCTATGACCGTAGCCGAGGAACACACATCTACGGGTATGATGAATACCTGGTTGACGTGTTGGACTTTGAGTTCATCGGTGTCGATGACATGATTTACGAGGAGAAGGAGTCTCGCTTTGGCAATGTAGGTTTCTACTACAAGGGCGACATCTACAAAGCTCCAAGCGATTCTGTTTATGAGCGGACCATCCACAGCATGCCCAACATGTGTGTGTATGGAGGCTCGTATGTTATCGGTAGTCAGCTTCTCTTTGACTACGGCATGAAGCGAGACGTTCCTAAGAACATGCACGACCTGACCCGTGCACGTCTTTCTTATAGCGTAGTCGCCACGAATTTTAGACGTCAGATGCCCAAGTCGATGGTGTCATCTGTCATCGGGTTTGCTGACCAGCTTCAGCTCACCCACCTCAAAATTCAACAGGCCATTGCTAAGGCCAAGCCTGACGGATTGATTGTTGACATTGAGGGATTGGAAAACGTTCAGCTCGGTTCTGGTGGGGAGCTTCAACCGCTCGACATTCAGGACATCTACGAGCAGACTGGTGTCTTCTACTACAGAAGCAAGAACCCAGAAGGCGGATTCCAGAACCCGCCCGTGCGTCCACTGGATAACACAATCCGAAACATCAACGAGCTGATTGGTTTGTACAACCACTATCTGCGAATGATTCGTGATGTCACGGGCGTGAACGAGGTTCTCGATGGCAGCACACCAAAGTCTGACGCGCTCGTGGGCGTGCGCCAACAGCAGCTTGCTGCGGGCAACAACGCCATCAACGACATTACAAACGCAGCCTCTGTCATCTACCGCAGGGTTTGTGAGGACATCGTGAAGTGTGTGCAAGTCTTGCCACCAGAGTCCATTATCTATAAGGCTTACGAAAGAGCCATTGGTCGAACCAGCATGGAGATTGTCTCCTCGTTTGCTTCTCTCCCGCTTTACAACTACGGTGTAATTGTTGACAGAGAGATGTCTGATGAAGACAAGATTCTCCTAGAGCAAAACATCCAACAGTCCCTTGCGCAAAGAGAAATTGACCTGGAAGACGCTATGGCAATCCGTCGCCTCAAGGATTTGGACCAAGCGGAAAGACTGCTTATTATCCGACGGAAAAAGCGCATTGCCATGCTGCAACAACAACAGCAGCAGAACATGCAGATGCAAGCTCAGCTGAATCAACAGTCACAGCAGGGGGCTGCTCAGATGCGGATGCAGGAGATTCAACTCAAGGCTCAGGCGGACATGCAGAAGATTCAGGCCCAGGGTCAGATTGATATGCAGCTGCTTCAAATGAGACAAAACCTCGAGGCTCAAATGATGTCCGCGAAACTGCAGGCACAGGTTCAGGGTTCTGCGTCAGACAAGCAGTTCCGGATGGACCTCGAGAATCAGAAGGACAACCGCAAGGACTCTCGCGTAAACAAGCAAGCCGAAGCTCAGTCAAAGCTCATCTCTCAGCGCAAAGGCAACAGGCCTGAGCTTCAAGAGACCGAAGAGCAAGACATCATCAAAGAACTGATGAACCGATGAGCAAAGAGGCAATGAGAGAGCGCGTGAAGCGCATGCTCAAAAAGCACGGACTTAGCGGGGTAAACAAGCCCAAGAAGACGCCTAGTCATCCAAAAAAGTCACACATGGTGTTGGCTAAGGAAGGAGACAAGGTGAAGCTGATTCGCTTCGGTGAGCAGGGCGCCAAGACCGCTGGCAAACCTAAAGCCGGGGAGTCTGACAAGATGAAGAAGAAGCGTGCAAGCTTTAAGTCTAGGCACGCTAAGAATATCAAAAAAGGCAAGATGAGCGCTGCGTACTGGGCTGACAAAGTCAAGTGGTAATGTTTCATATATTTGCATCAAAGAATAACAAATGGCAACAGTAACCGCACAGATTTCTTTGACGAGCACAGACCTCCTGTCTGACAGCTTGTCTATTAGTGTGTCTACAGATGTCACTGCAGCAAACACTACAGGCTTGGCACGTAGACCCGTCACGGCTACCTCGGTTGGTAGTGGCGCTACTACATTGTTTGAAGCCTCGGACTTCAACGCCCCAGCCTACCTGTACATCAAAAACACCGACAGCACCGCCTCAGACTTTATCTATGTGTATGACGACACGACTTCTGGCGACCCTGTCATTTTGAAGTTGGCTGGTGGTGACTGGGCATTCATGCCTCTCAACGCTGGATTGACACTCAAAGCATACGCAACAACAGACCCAACACTCGTTGAGTTCATGGTAATCGGAACTGACGCCTAATATCTAAGACATGGGATTTCAACAAAGTAACGGCGGAAACAGCAGCAAGTTCTTAGGCAGAGATGCCAACACGAACCGTATGCTCACTGGCGCCACCCAAACTATTGTACTTCGCGGAAACACTGACGGTGAAGCCGCCTTTCAAGCTGGATTGGTGCTGGCAGGTGAGACTATTTTGCACGCCGCTGCGTCAGGTTCAGGTTTTAAGTATAACACGAGTAATGATTACTACGAGCTTAGACTTGGAAGAGACGACGAAGTTTTTGCTATAAACATGTACGGTGAGTCAGTGACCATCACTGCCGCCACATTCTTGAAGGGTACAAAGGTGGTATTGTCTTCTGCTACTTTCCCTCAAGTTGACGGGACTTACAGCTTGGTAGGCACTGATGTTAGCACAAATATCATCACTCTACAACTTGCCCCTGACTCTCCCAACTTTGTGTTTGGTGATGCAGACTTGAGTAGAGAAATTGCAGACATTACAGGAGCTTCTACAAGCGGCAAAATCAATGTGACGGTATTGCCTTTCGCCCCCGCCTTTGCAGTTGAGATGCTTGGTGTAGACGGCGTTGATGCTGGTACTGACGCCGCACGTACTACCCCCGTGAAGTTTAGAATGAGCAACGTGGCGGGAACAAACATCCAGCCTGTCGACTACCCCGACGGGCAGGTGGTGTACGGTGAGATTACTCACTTCACCCCTCAGGCGGTTAACACGCACTACGCCATCCTTTACTGTCAGGCAAAGCCTTCATTGGAGTTCTCTCCATACAACAACTTGGCAGACGTAAAGTTGGCCTCTAGCCTTAAAAAGGGCGGGCCTGTAGCACGATAAGAAACAACCCCTAAATTAAATATAATGGCTAAGCATGAAATGGAAATTGCAGCTGAAGCCCAGGGTATCAAAATCACAGATACCCCTGACTTCTTGAACGAACCTCAGGATGCTCCCGCACCCTCGCCGGAGCCTGAACCCTCGGAGCCACAAGCGACACAACCTGTAGCGGAAGAAGCTCCCGAGCCTGTGCAGGTAGCTCCTGAGCCTACTCCACAACCGGAGCCGGAACCTCAAGAAGTTGTCTTCAAGCAAGAATATACAGAGCCTCAGGCTCAACCAACGCAACCCGTTGAACGGCAAACAATCGACGAAGATGCGATTGCGCTTCAGAAACTCAGCGAAAGGCTGAACATGAAGTTCGATAGCTTCGACCAAGTGAGTGAGCAATTCAACAGGCAGGCTGACATCGACCCCAGGGTCGCAGCGATTAACGAGTTCGTCAACGAGACGGGACGTTCTGTCGATGACTGGTACAAGTATCAGACCTTGGATACTTCCGAAATGGATGACCAAAAGGCTGTTCGTATGCAGATGGAGATGGACTTCCCTAAGTTGACCTCAGCAGAGATTGATACGCTTATGAAAAATAAGTACAAGCTCGACTCTGAGAGATACACGGAAGAAGAAGTCGCTACATCGTCTGTGGAACTGAAGATGCAAGCCGAAAAAGCTCGTCAATCCATCGAGGAGATTCGTGAGGCATTCCGTACACCGGACCCCTCGCAAGCTGCCGAAGATGAATTTATGAGCCCGATTGATGACCAGTGGGTCGCAAGCATGTCCAAAGAGGTGGACAATCTGGACGGCATTTCATTTGATTTGCCCACGGGTAAGACATTTACCTACGGCCTAGCCGACCAGTACAAGGACACCTTAAAGGAGAAGAATGCGAAACTCGAATCATTTTTCGACACCTATGTCTCTGATGATGGCAAGTGGGACTACGACCTTCTTAATTCTCATCGAGCAGTCACGGACAACATTGACCAAATCGTCAACGCTGTGTACCGACAGGGTATGAGCGATGGCCAGCGTCGCGTTGTTCAAAACGCAGCTAACGTCAGACCAGCTACGCCACAAGCGAAGAAGGTAGACAATAGTGCAGACGCTCAGAGAAACAAGATTATCGACCAGCTCGCTAGTGCTCTCGGAGGTGACAAAGGGATGACTTTTAACTTTTAACGATTCTTAAAAAGAAAACATTATGAGCAACATTACAGCTCCAAATGTTCATGGTCAACTCGGTGGCTCTACCGGGGGTGGTGCCTCACAGATTGGTTTGGCAACTCCCGAGAAGTATGCTTCTTTGGGTGATTTCATGAACACAATTAACGCCCTTGACGTTCGTCCAGAACTGATTAAAGCTTACGGTAACCAGGGTATTACCGGATTCTTGCGCATGACTGGTGCCGTGAAGGCCGCTGGTTCTGCAGAAAAGGTTACTTACTACGAGGAGGCTCGTTTGCACCAGAAGGTTCGTGCGTTGTCAAAGAACGATTCAAGTGGTGACGCAGCCATCGACGCCAACCAGACTATTGTCTTCGTGGCGGACGCATCTCCAGCTACTATTGATGCTGACATCCGTGCCAACACTCCTATGAAGGGTGACATTCTCTTGATTAACGGTAAGGACCGCTTGGTCGTGACCGCAGTCTCTGACGCCAACACTGGCACAGAATTTACTGCAGCATTCATGAATCAGCCAACCACTGCAGTTACTCGGAACAATGTGTTCGACATGCCAGTGATTGGTAACATCTTCGACGAAGGTGAGGACCAGCCAGACCGTTTTGTTGAGTCTAACGTGGTTCGCTACCAAAAGCCTTACGCTATCGTGAAGGGTAACTTTGAGGTGTCTGGTTCACAGGCCACCAACATTGGTTACATTGACGTGGGCGGCGGCGACTACCGCTGGTACATCAAGGGCGAAATGGACGCCCGTCAGCGTTTCTTGGACAAGCGCGAGATGACTCTCTTGTTTGGACAAGAAGTGGCAGACCAAACTAACTTGTCAATGAGCGGTAACGAGGGCTACATCACTGCTCTCGAAGACCGTGGCTTGGTTACTTCAGGCTTGCTCGGTAACGACGGTGGCTTCGCTGACTTGGACGACCTCATCATTGAGTTCGACAAGCAGGGTTCTGCTCCTGAGTACGCTATCTACGCTAACACTGCACAGAACTTGCGCCTCGACGACATGGTCGCTCAGGGTGGTGGTTCCTCTAAGGCTGGTATTGCTGGTGTCACCGCTTCTTACGGTGCCTTCCAGAACTCACCAGACATGGCCGTGCAGCTCGGATTCTCTTCATTCTCTCGCGGTGGATACACATTCCACAAGCACGGCTGGAAGTTGTTGAACGACCCAACTCTCTTGGGTGGTGATGCAGACGTCCAATCTAAGCTCGTTGCTGGTGTGATGTGCCCATTGGCTACTGTCACTGACCCAACTACTGGTGACCGCTCTCCTGCTTTGGAGTTGAACTACAAGGCCGCAGGTGGATACTCTCGTGAGTTGGAGCACTGGGTGACTGGTTCTATCCTCGGTTTCCGTAACGACACCAAGGACGTGGCCAAGTTCAACTACCGTTCTGAGTGTGCATTGGTGACTCGTGCTGCTAATCAACACGTGTTGATTAAGGCCTAATCATTAACCACTAAACACTAAGAAACTATGATTATCGTAAAAACTGCCTCTAACGCAGGGGCAATCTTTAACCCAACCGCGTTTGAGTCTATGAACGTCGCCGCCGAACTGGTGACTGCAAACTTTGCCACAGTAGATTCGGGGGATACACCAACCCGTGATTCTATCGCATTGACTTGCGCTGCAGGTACAGAGCACGTAGTCGCCCGTGGAATGTCGGACCTCATCAGAAGTGAGCGTACAGTCATTCTTGACGTTCCTAACCTAGACTTTGCTGGCCTCTCTGACGTTTCAGATGTCTCTGCGTCATTGGACGGAACGCCTGTTGTGAATGAGCAAAAAGTCATCAATGTCGCCACTGCTACCAGAACTCTGCTCGACTCAGAGTCTGGAAGCTTGGTGGTGATTGACAATGACGGATGCGCTATTACCATGCCTCAGTGTGATGCTGCGGCAGTTGGTCAGTTCTACGACTTCGTTGTCGGAACAAGCCAGACGAGTTCCAACGTGATTACTATTACGTTGAATGCAGCTGATGACTACAAGGGTTGCTTGACGCTTTCAAAAGCCGACGGCTCAACCGTTCAGTTCCACTCTGACGGCACTGATACCATTATCACCTTGAACGCCACCACCAAGGGTGGTCTCGAGGGAGGACGTATCAGGTTGTACTACGGTGAAGTTGCTAAAGTTTACGCAACAGGTTCAATCCTGGGTAGCGGCACTTTGGCTAACTCCTTCAGCTAATAGCTGATTAACCTACGGTAAGGGGAGGGGGAAAGGCCTCCTCCCACTTACTACTCGTTTGACTTTAATTTCTTTTAATCATGTCTACAGAAACTATCCAGCGGAAACCCGCTAAGAAGTCCGCGCCCAAGGCTGCGGCAAAGCCTGTTGTTGAAACACAGGAGATTGTCGATGCTATCCCATCGGCACCACGTCCAGCTCGCCCAAAGATTAAGCGAGACATCAAGGACAAATCAAAAGCAGATAAGTTTTACTTCTCCAACATGGGAGGTATTTATCTCAAGCTGAACAACAGCAAAGTCAACATCTACGACGAAGAGCAAGGACGCATCCGGCAGATTAGATACTGCGCAGGTGAGCCTTCAATCTTTGTGGATGAACAGTCCGAGGCTGCTACACGCAGCCAGGTTGTGTTCCGCCGTAATGTTCTTGTAGTGCCTTACACCAAGCCAAACCTTATTGAGTTTTTGGATAAGCACCCTGAGAACTACGCAAACGGAGGTAACACATTCAGAATCAATGATACAGAAGAGAAGGTCAAGGAAAACATTGATATGGACTTCCTCGTCACTGATGCTATTCAGATGATTAAGTCTCGTTCTATTGAGGACCTTTTGCCTGTTGCTATTAGCCTTAACATCAATACTGACCAAGAAAACCTAGGCATCAAGCGTGAGCTCGTTCAGGCTGCAAAGCGCAAGCCACAAGAGTTCATTGAAATGTTTGACAACCCAATCGTTCAGACTCGCGTGTCTGTGATGCAAGGGTTCGACTTCCAGATTGTACGATACAAGGGAGGGGCTATCACATGGTTCGACAGCGGCGCCGTAATCGTCGGTGTGCCTGTCGGACAGGACGAAGTGGACGTATTGACCCGCTTCTGTCTCACCGACAAGGGTGCTGGTGTACTTACTGAAATTGAAAGGCAGCTCAGCGAGATTGCCTAATCCTGCACCACTCCAACAAGGGGCTGCCTTCGGGCGGCCCTTTTTTGTTTATATTTGCTGATAGTAATATCAACATCATGGCCAGCGTAAGAGAGGTCTACACAACACTTCAGGGTTTAGCAAACAAAGACGAGAGAGGTTTCGTCACCCCTGCCGTCTTCAACCAGTTTGCAGGCACAGCACAACAGAAAGTTTACAACAACATCTGGATGGAGTTGGAGCGTGCCATGGCTGCACGTCTTCGCGGTACAGACCCCGGACTGTCTGAGTCTCGCATCCGTGGATTGAAGCAAGACCTCTCAAGGTTTGTGACTAGGGTGCAACTTGACGAAGCCCCTGATACGACTTACCCAAGACTGAAAACATCCCTAACCCTTCCGGCAAACTTTAACAGAATTGTCGAGGTAAATTATGAGCCAGCTGCTGCAAGCATTACAGCCCCAGCCGCAAGTGCATCAGTTAACGCCTCTACAAATGCAGAAGTCATTCCGGTGGAAGTGATTGATGACGCAAATAAGCTTCAAGCTATTTTGTCAAGCACGCTGTCTAGGCCAACCAAGGAGTTTCCTGCTTGTTATATCACTGGCATAACCTTGGAGCTGTACCCTCATGACTTGCCCTTAAACAAAGATACGAGCAGCGCGGGAACAGCAGACCAAATTGGAGTTGACCTTGTGTACTACAAGAACCCGGAAGGCCTCACTACAGCGGGAGCTCTGAGTACATCATTCCCCAAGTTTGTGTTTACTGTCACCAACAACAAGGAGGTGTATGACGACACAAACAGTGTTGATTTTGAATTGCCAGACCACTACGTGATGGACCTGGTGATTGAGATAGCTATGCTCATCGGAGTAAACCTGAAAGACAGGGAGGTTTACCAACACGCAGCCCAAGAGGACGTGAAAGAAAAAAGACAGTAAGAGATGGCACACAACCTAGTAGACATAGATGACATCATCAACGACTTTCTCATATCTGTTGAAGGCGATGATTATGCAAACAATGTAACACGTACCTTCTTGCGTCAAGCCGCACTTCGCGGAATCCGTGAGTTTGGCTTTGACATCTCTGGCAAGGTTCGCTCCCTCAAGATTACACCAGAGTCAAACGGTACATACACCTTGCCCGATGACTTTGCAAGCATTACTCGGGTGGGGCTTGCGGGCTCTGATGGTATGGTATACCCTCTTGCTCACAACGTAAACCTGAACATGTCTCAGGCATACACCAATGTCACCGACCCCGTTGACAGCGACAGCGACGGATTCTTCGATAGAGTTGATGACACCACTGGAGAGGGAGGCGGTATCCTCGGAGAAACTGAGGCGCTTATCTTCAACAACTACGCATACAACCAGGCCACAGGTAGAACCTACGGCTTGGGTGGAGGCATCTACGCAGGTGAGTACAGACTCAACAGAGACCAGAACAGATTGGAAACTGACTCGGGTGTGAGCGGCGTCATTGTGGTGGAGTATGTGGCAGATGAGGCGAGGGCCAAGAACAAGCAGGTGCCCGTAGAAGCTGAAGAGGCTTTGCGGTCTTACATGTACTACAAAATCATCGAGCGCAAGCGCGGTGTGCCAATGGCTGAAAAAGCAAGAGCTAGACAGGAATACTACAACGAAAGACGCAAGGCTAACGCACGTCTCAAGACATTCAACAAGGATGAGGCCTTCCGCGTGATTCGTAAGAACTTCAAGCAAGCTCCTAAGTACTGATGGCTATTGACAAGCTCATACCTCGTTATCTAAATCTAGATGACGATGAACGCCTGGTGAAGTCTATGGAGATGACGGACGCAAAGAACGTTCACATCTCTACAGATGATGACAACAATGCTGGCGTTGTTAAGCAGGCTTTTGGCAATGCCCAGGTAAGCCCCGCAACAACTGCTGACACCGTACCGTCCAGCGGCAACAACAGCATCCTTGGCACAGTAAGCTTTGATGCAGAAGGTGTAGTGTTCTTCTTCTTATTTAACTCTGGCAATTCTCACGGCGTCTACATGTACATGTCCGAGCGGAATGTATATGTTAAGATTTTTGAGAATGATGCTCTTGAGTTCTTTGAGAACTCTCACGTTCAGGGTGAAGTTGTAAAGACAGGTAAGGGGGAGACGTTGCTGTACTTTACAGACGGTCTCACCGAGCCAAAAAAGATTAACGTCACTCGCTTCCTTACGGGTAGATACGAGTCCCTGGTAAACGACAGCACGGATACAGCGGTGAGCAACTACATCACTGTCTGCAAAAGACCGCCTGTCATTCCGCCCACCTTTAGCTTTATTACATCTTCTGAAGGAAGCGCTAACAACAGAGTAATTGACCGCGCGTTTCAATTCGCATGTCAGTACGTTTACGTGGACGGTGAGGTTTCTGCCATCAGCCCTTACTCCAAGCTGACGTACTCTGACGACCACTTCAATGTGGATGGTACGATGGCTGACCTGTACTTCACGACCTTCGACTCAATCGACGTTACTCTTACCAAGGCGACTGATAACTCACTTGGTGATATGCTTGATGGTGATGTAAAGGCAGTTCGATTCTTGGCGAGGGCTGGAAACTCTGGCTCCTTTGTGGTATTCGATGAAATAAGAACAAACCACGAGCAGCCTGATGTAACGTCGAACTTTACAAATGCCCTAGCATACAGGTTTGTTGCTGACCAGGAGGTCAACAAGCTTTACGACGCTGTACCCCTGAAAGCTAAGGCTCTTTGCGTCTCTGACAACAGATTGTTTTTCGGCAACTACGTCGATGGGTTCGATGTCCCTAAATGGCCAGAGACGATTGACAAGAGCGCTGAGCTTAGAACTCAATCGTTCCCTGTCACTTCTGGTATTGCTACAGGAAGCTTTACTGCGGCAGAGGGACAGTACACAGTCACTACGAGCTTAAATGGAAATGAGACGGAGTCTGGAACTGCGTTCAGCGAAAACATCACTGCAGGCAGCTCTAGTGAATCTAACCTTACTCACTTCTCACCAAGTACCAACGGGACTTCCCTGGACTACTCTGGAGGTCATGGATACTACGGCGACCAGTCTCAGTGGGAGCACGGTGTTGCAGAGGATGAGTATGGGCACCCTAAATGGCACATTACGTCTGATGGAGACACTAACCTTGAAAGCGGAGAGCATTCTGGAAGAATCGGAAGCTCCTCTGTTCAACCCTTATCTGTAGAGATTGACCTGTCTTCTATACCGACTGAAGGTTTTGGAGTGCCAGTTGACCTCAATCTTAACTACACTGTTCACTACGGCAGGACGTACATTGTTCCAACAAAGTCTGAAAGGGAGGGAGCAGTAAGGAAGGAAATAAAGTACAAGCCAGCTTATGGTGTATTTACCCCATTAAACCCAAATAGGGACGTCAACGTAGATTTTCTGGCAGGAGGGGACTCTTATGGAGAAAACACATTTGCGGCGGGGTCGAACGGTCTTTTTCGTCGAGTAGCAAGTGTTTGCTATGTAGGAGATTCTGAAGACTTCAATGGGCAATCAAACATCTCTGTTGGCATTAACGTACAGAGCGCAGACACTCGTGAGACCATTGCTCAAAAAATTAGAGACGCAATCTACGAGGACCAAACCGAGATTGAGATAAGTGGAAACGGCGGAGGAACAGCTCACGGAAACTTCTTTCAATTCACTGCTGTTAACGGCGCCGCGCTTCTGGACGAGAGGTCGAATAGCGAAAACAGCAGATATTACTTTAAGGGTCTGGGCTCTCAGACTCCTTCTTACATTAAGCTCAAGCCCAAGCAGCCGACAGTCCTTGAGCAGGGAGCTAAGATTGTAGTTGAGTATGTGGGCCGCGCAGCATATTTTGAATACCATACAGTAGCTCATAATGGACCTATGGTTACTGACAGGGACGTTGCATTTGCATCTCAAGACATAGGTATCCCGGGTGAAAGAAATAGGCAGACCATAGAGGGCGGACCTATTACCTTTAGTTTGCAAGAAGGCCAGAGCGGTATTGACGGCGACGACGCCCCCAATGAACAGGGCGATTTGTACAGAACATTCTGCCTAAACTGGGGCAGCGAGTCAAGCACTACGGAGATTACGGTAGCTACAGGCGGAGGTGTTCTAGGAAGTGATGTTGGTGACAATCGCATGACATTTCGTTCAGGGTCTCACCACCCACTAGGTGTCGTATTCTATGACCACAGAAACAGGAGCTCGTCTGTCAACCTGTTACCAGAATCGTATGTTCCATTTAGTGGTACTCCTACCTCTGTGGTGGGCAACGAAGTTCAGCAACTAGTACCGTACGATATTGATGTCGTATTTGATGACTCTTACATCCCGACTTGG